CCCAGCTCCAGTTTTAAACAAAAATCGCTTAAAAGATGACCTTAAAAATGGGGTTATTGTTGAAGGCGCTCGATTAACCCAAGGCAGTTATCTTCAAATCAAATAAGGACAATCATGGCAATTAAATACTACATCAATGCTGCAGTTTCAGAATTCGAAGGCAATGATGGCAAAAGCAAAAGACGCTATCAGACCATTGGGGTTATTGTTGAAACAAGACATGGACTTATGCTGAGCCTCGAATCAATCCCATTATTAGGGCTTAAAGATGGCAAATTATTGGCATTTTTAAACGAACCAGGCGAAAAGAATGCTGATCAAAATCAGCAAACTCCAACAACCGAATCAAATCTTGATGACATTCCATTTTAGGAGAATACGATGAATTTCAATACTCAAAACGACAATATCTTGGCTTATTCAAAGAAAAAATATATTAGCGGATTAGTGGCTTTGGAATTATTTGGTTGCATTCACTTACCGCGCAGAATCCTTGATTTAAAGGAAAAAGGTTATCAATTCCACGATCGGTGGGTGAAAAAAAACAATAAACGCTTTAAAGAATATCGTTGCATCGGGAGAACCGTATGAGGGATTATTCTGAAGTGCTTATTGAGCTAGACGCGCAAATCAAAAAAATGCACGTTTGCAGCTTAAAAGAAGATTGGAAAGGTGCAAGCAAAGAAGCAGCTCAAGCCCACACCCTAACCAATGAATTAGCAGTAATTTTTAGAACCCTGAAAGGAAAGAAAAATGATTAACCTTGTACTTGAAAATGATGAATTTAATTTTGTAGTTGGCTTGGTAGGAAAAGAGCCATTTAATAACGTGGCCGGCTTAATGGGTAAATTGATTCAGCAAGCCCAAGCGCAACAAATGGCACAAGCTCCAGTAGCGCCACCCGCACCATCGACACCTCCTGCACCTGGCGATCAAGCTGGTTTAACAGAGCAAAACGTACAGTAATCATGCCAAGACTTCGCCATGAAACTTATACGTTGATGGATGAAATTATGTCCAGTCCGACTGTCCCCATATCCGAGGACAGAAGAACTTATCAGCTTACTTTGCTATATCAAGCATTGGCAGCTTTAAAACTAGATCCTCAACCGACTAAGTACGATTGGCAAGTCTGCTCTGATTGCGTCAATTTGATGGAAACCTTTATTCTTGAGATGAAAGTCTGCCAGGATCAGGACAACCTACTTAATGACGCAACAATGGCCTTGGTTCGAGCAGGAAAACGCAAAAAAGATGGAAACAATATCAGACTAGATGCCGAAGGAATAAAAGCCCTACAAGCGCTTTTTGAGGACTATGCTGAACTTGTGGCCATCTTGCCCGAGCGCGTAATGGTGAAGTGCTTTCGATTAACAGAAAAGCGCATTCAAGACCTTAGAAAAGGCAAAAAGAAAGCGCATGACGTGGAGATTATGGAGTTATGACCAAGAATGACCGCAGCCTTTTAAAGCAAATGATTGAAGCTGGACGATTTAATTTTGATATTTATGAGCTTTTGGTTGAGCAAAATGCCATTAATGCCAAAGAATCAATTAAGAAAATGGGTGAAAAATGGTGTTGTCATCCAGCAAATAAAGTAAAAAGACTTGAGATGCCTTTGCCGATCTTAAGCGACATGAGAGCGAGCAAAATCCTAAAAACACGCAAATAGGAGCAAATTATGACCACTTTTATGCTTTCTGAGTTAGGATGCAATGGTGACTGTCATCAAGGAAGATTGCCTTGCACTTGTCAAGAATCTGTCCCCTTTGTTGGCAAAATCAATGAATTAGATAAAATGGACAAAGGAATAGTTAAGCAGGCGCAACAGGATGGCATAAGCGAGAATTTTTCCTGCTTTCATAATCGCGAGAAGTAATGCCCAAATGTTTATTCCCACTTGGAGATATTTATGAGCAAACCGCCAAAACGCGATGAAAGACGCAAAGCAAGAGAAAATAAACGCTATCCGTTTAAATTGATTCCTGTTTTGTTTCTTTCAGGATGCAGTTTGATGATTGGTAACTATGATCCGCTTGAATATGGGCTGGTCAATCGAATAAGAACCGAAGCGCAAATATCAGATTGCTCAAAACAAAGCACTTACGTCATATATGTAAGCGCTTTAGAATTAAAGAATTACAGTCAATATTTGCCAAATAATGATCAAGAGATTGCGCTGGTCGATGATCTTTACAAAATAGTTGATCAGCTTTATACATTCAAAAGCCCTAGCGCAGCATATTGCAAGGCCAAATTAAACATAATCGAAACTACTGCTGAGCGCATTCAGCAAACAACAGGGAATAAACCAAGATGAATATTAATGAATTATGGGGTGAGGCAAAAGGATATAAATCTCAATTAGATTCAGGCGCGCTCACTCCTGCAGAATTTAAAGATTTGATTAGTAGTCTTGGGATTGCATCAAATATAAAAGAAAATGCAGATGAATTTGACAAAAATATTCAGATTCGTGGGTATTTGATTGATTTATTAAATTTTGCAGAAACTATTTCGAGCCTCTGATTCGGCAGATATTCTGCATTCTTTCGTAATCTTCGCGACACCAAACATCGCAAAATCTTCGATCGGCAAGTCTTGCATTGCAGGAAAGACAAAATCCTGTAGTTTTTAAAGGTTGCCGATCCCTTACTTTTTTTATTGTTATTTGCCGATGCAATTCCTCTGCATCCGAGGCATCGTCAAAAATGTCGCTCATGCCAATTTTGAAATAAACATTGCAGCCTCTGCTTCTCTGCGTTTTAACAAGCCAGCCATATGATGACCGGCAGCCATATCCCATTTAATGAACTCTTGCGATGCGCCTTCATAATCGCCAGCATTTAGCTTTTTCATAAGAGTTGATGAGTCTAAATTGCGACATCCACAATTGAATGCGAAGTCCACAAGCGCGTCAAATTCTTCTTGGGTTAGCTCTACATGAACTATTGCGTTGACGTTCGCCTCGGCTTGTTTAATGTCTTGGGAAAGATATTGTTCTGCCTGCTCTTGGGTAATTTCTAGGCCTTCTACGACCTCAGGCCCTGTATGACCATAACCAATAGTCCAAGGATCACCGCCACTACCAGGATCAGGATAAGCCACAAGCCGGCATCCTTCAAAACGTTCAGTAAGGTGTAGTCCATCTTTTGAATACTCCATTATTCGTCTGTTCCTATCTTAATTCCTGTAATTAAACCAATAAAACCGCCTATTATTGTTTGAAAAGATGGGCCAACGATCGCTAAAACGTGATCATCAGGAATTGATGGATCAGTCAAAGCGTAGCAAAAAATGCCAAGCATACACATGACAACCATCGCTAAACATAAAGCAGCAATATAGACAATTTGATCTTTATGGATTTTCATTTATCAGCTTTGGTGTCCATCTTATCGAGAATACGATTAAACATATTCTTGATGTCAGAAATATCATTGCGATAATCGTCTTTCAATACGACTTGTTTTGCCATATCTTTTTGAAGATTGTCTTGTGATTCTTTGATTGCCTTAATTTCGTCCCATATCACTTTAAGCACCCACATAGCTATAGAGCCAATAACAGAAGCTCCAAGGTTAAAAATTTGTTGCGTATCCATTATTTGACCGTTAAATCATTGTATTTATCGATTACTTCGTTTCGCTCGATTTCTGTGGTTGCGCACGATTTTGCAAATCCGATAAGAAATTCTGCATCTGACTCAAGTAGTCTGAGTCCTTCCTTTGGTATTGCAATGGAGGAGGATTCGTTGCTTGAGGAGTTATGGTCGTGCAACCCGATACCGCGATACTGATTAAGGAGCAACTCATAATGAGCTTGGAGAGCGTCTTTTTCATTTTGGGCTTTCTGAGTGTCTTGAGCTTGTTTGTTGATAATCTCTGTTTGATTTTTAAGGGCTTGAGTTACTGCTTCGGCTTTTGCTTTTTCTATTGATGAATAATCAATTTCATGCGTAATATATGCACTTCCCAAAGATATGCATAGCAAAATGGCAATTTTTATATATGTTGATAAAAACATTATTTGACCGTCATTTCTTGCATTTTTTCTTGAGTGCGCCCATAAGCAGTAATTCCAAGTATTGCGCCCATTGAAAGGTGAAAAAATCCAGCGCCTTGCAATGTCAAAGGATTCCATTGATTTTGGACAACTCCTTTACCAAATACTTGCACCAAAGACCAAAATATCGGAGCAATCATAAAATCAAAAATGCAAACTGACATATACATCCAAGCCATTGCTGGTCGCCATTTTGTATTAAGCCAATTTTGATTGTTATCAGCAACAATCACTTTTTCTGATTCAGATGAATCTGAAATATTGGCTTCTTCGATCATTTTTTTGTAGTAATGCTATCCGAGCCTTTGGTTACTGTGACTTTATCTCCATCCACAGTCACCGACATTGGCGGCTCTTTATCGGCAAGATGATCTAAGCGTTGAATAAGTTGCTGAATAACTGCAAACTCGGGCTTTTCTTCTTTTTCAGTAGTTCCTGAAACCGCATTCATCATATTAATAATCGCCATAATCGCACCGCCAGCCATACCAATAACTGCTGCAATTTTTGATGAATCTAAGAAAATGCTTGCTGCAACACTAATAACAATAATGGCAGTTATATAAGCCAATCCATGCTGACCAATTGACTTGCCAGCGACTTCTTTTGCGCTATCTTGATCTGCCATATTAACCTCTTGGTGAAATCCATCCATGACCGGCAGCCCATAAATAAACAAGTCCAACTAAACCAACAGAAAGCAGGCCGTTTAATGTCCATTTTCCAAATTTAGAAAATTGACTATCAAGCCATTCTTGCAATGCTTCTTTGATTGCTTCTTTTTGTATTTTGGGATCTAAATCAGCCATTTTTTCCTCTAATTAAATATGCCTTACTACACCAGTTATCTGATAACTTCCTGAAGGATGGCTAAATGTTCCTAAAGTCAATCTTACATTACCGCCATTATTGGATACTGATACTGTTTTTCCAGTTGAATCTAAAACAGTCACTGAATCTCCAAATACAAGTCCAAACATTTTATACGTTGACACATTGTCTATAACTTCAAATCTGTAAACCAATAAAGAATTAAACTCTTGATAAACAATGCTTGTATCTACATAAACAGAAAATGTAGTTCCTGATGATTTTGAATTTGAGCAAAAAGATACTGTTCCAGCTTCAGGCGCACCTGGATTTCCTTCATTTTCAAAAGCAATTAAAGTAGGCCCATGAACTGCTGATTTAATAATTGGCAAACCAGTTGCTGAATTAAAAATAGTTATTTTGTAATCAACATTTGATTGCGGAACTAAGTTATAGCCACTTGGCAAAGCAGGAGGTACTGCGTTATCAGGATAGCTTCCACTTACTAATGAAATATTGGATTTATCTGCAATAGTGTCAACAATATTAATATTTGTTGTGTTATTTAAGAAAGTATTATTTGCATTGATAATTAATGCTTCTCCAGCATTTACTGGAGTTCCATTAATTGCAGTTGCGTTTCCGTAAAACCAGCAATTATCAATAGTAACTGGGTTTTTAGAGCCACTATTTCCTAAATCAAGACCAATGCTTGTATTTGCTTCAAAATAGCAAGTATCAAATTTTAATGGGCCATTTTGTCCATTAACCAACATTCCAGTAGCACATTCTTCAGCAGAGCAAGATTGAAGAACTAATCCATTTGCTCCACCTGTAACTTCTATACCAATGGTTCTTCCTGTTACAAAAACAGATTCGATTGCTTGCACATTGACATAATTTGCAAAATAAAAAGCTGCGTTAGTTGCAGAACTTGCAGAACCACGAGAAAATAAATTTATAAATCTGCAATAAAAACAACTATCTGAATAAATTGCATAAGTACAATTATTAAATTTAATGTTGGATATTTCACAATTATCAACAAAATTATATATATTAAATGCTTTTCCACAATTATTAATAATTGCGTTTGTTACTATTGTTTGTTGAACTAAATGACTTTCAGCAGAAGTTCCAATATTTGTAATTATCGTACCACCTGATAAATATGCACTTTGAAATAAATCACCAGAGCTTCCTATTCCTGCTCCAGTAATTGTTGAATTCATTAAATCTAAATGAATATTGGATGGAAGCAAAATTGTTCCTGCAATATAGTAATTTGCATTAGGAGCAATAATTGTTCCTCCTCCAGCTATAGCGACTGCTAAAATTGCAGCATTAAAAGCAGCAGTATCATCTGTTGATCCATCGCCTTTTGCTCCAAAGTCTTTAACAGAAATAGATTCTTGAAGTTTTGTTTGTACTGTACGATTAACTGCGCCAGTACTTCCTTCGTTGTATCCAATATAAGAAGCGCCAGCAGGCAATTCAAAATCTGCCAAACTTAAAGGCGCATCTGATTCTTGATCCCAAATTAAATTGTTATTTGCGTCATATACTTGTTGACGATATGAACCTGATCCATAGGCGATACATTGACCGTTAGCATCTAGTTGAATTGGATTAGTGTTTAAAATTGTTAAAGCTGGATCTTGCCAAGTATTTTTAAAAGTTGTAGTGCTTGGAATATAGTAATAAACCTTGCCTGAAGCTAAGGGATTACCATTAGAGTCAATAAATTGTTGTTTTCCGTTTGGTAGAATTCCACTCATGTTTGATACCCTCTTTCAGTTCATCCAAGCGCACCCTAAACCATGCGCATTTTTATTTGTTGCTTGTACCTATAACTTCATTATCAATTTCAAAAAAGCCTTTTTATTGGCGCTGAGAAACTGAATTTGTGCCTACCCCGATCATACTTGGATAGAGCAATTCCATCAATTGCGGAGTGACAACAGGCTTTTTCGCCTGAATTGTCATTTGTGTTGGATTTAATAAATGCTCTGTTAAGGCATTAATGACCGCATCATTTTTAGCTTGCATTAAAGTCTGCCACGCAGATCCAACTCTTGAGCCAACTCCAGCGCCTATCATTGCACCTACTGGGCCACCAGCCATATAGCCAACACCAGCGCCAGTTGCTCCCGATAATGATCCAGTAGGAAGATGAGATGCCAAAAGCCCTAGTTTGCCAGGCAATACTGATTCGACCATGTTTTGAGTGACCAAATTTTGAGCAGTATTTGATCCAAGAGAACGGCCTAAACCAACCTTTTGCTGACGCAACAAATCATCGCGAATTGATTTCAAAGCACCAAGTTGAGTATCGGTGATTGCCTTTTGTGCATTTGCGCCTTTTTCACCTTGCGCTTTAGCAATATTTTGAATGGCATTTTGCACTTTTGATAAAGTAATATTGCCATTTTGATCGGTTAATTTAAGGCCTTGCAAATACTTCATAGAATCAATATTGCTTGATTCAGAGCTATATTTATCCAAATAATTCTTAAAGCCTGGCGCACCTTGCTCAATAACATTATCAATGGATTGTTTAACTTTCATCAATTCAGAAGCTGCTTGAACTCCTGAACGATCAGCCATATTCAATTTATCGAGTTTGTCATCAATTGATTTGCGGACAGATTGATAAAGAACTTCAGGATCTTGTTCAACTTTTTGAGTAACTGTTTTAGCAGCCTCAGTCATTGGTTTGCCTTCAGCATTCAAAATAGGTGATGCTGGAGTAGATTTAGTTTCAGTTCCAAGGGAAACCAAAGACTTAATGTCGTTCAATGATTTTGATACTGCTGGACGTTTACCGCCAGGGCCATTCAAAATATCGTCAATTGTATTTAAAACTGGAGTCGAATCGACCTTTTGTTTGTTTGCAAAGAGCACTTGATTGACTTGATCATTAGCATATAAATTGCGCGCTTCTTGTGCAGCAGCCAATTCTTCAGGAGTCCTAGCAACATTCTGCAAAAGATTTGATCTAGCAGCAGCATTCGCTTGTTCGCGCTCAACAAAAGGAGTTGGATTAATATCGCGAATCGTGCGTTGCAAAGTGCTTACACCAGCATTATTGGCAAGTTCAGCCAATGTCGGAGTAGATCCAGGCACGATTGTTTGATTGACCGCATTAATTCCTTTATTGCTTGCAGCTTTATTAAGGATGTTTTGCGCAATCTTTTCAGCACCACCTTGAGTAAATGGATTAATTGCAGCGCCTGCAACATTGCCTAAATATTGGCCAAATTTTCCTGCTGCTGGTACTGCCAAAGGAATAGCAGCGCCAACACCGGCATTAGTTTGAGCGTTTTGAGCAATTTGTTGCCAAAATGGTTGCTCGCCTAAAGTTGGTTGAGTTAAACCATAAAGCGTAGATAATCCTGCGCTTCCTGCAGCTTGACCACCTAACTTAGCAGCGCCTTGACCAAATTCTTGCAATCCTAGACGTGCAGCCAAATTAGCAGCTTGTTCGCCACCTTGGGTAATCATTGAACCGCCACCAGTTGCCAAAGCAGGCAAAACCTCGCCAATCGTTGCACCAGCAAGCGATGCAGCATTAGTTGGGGTTTGTGCTTGATATTGCTTTTCCCATGCTTTTGTAGCCTCTACGTCAGCATTGGCAGTATTTTGAATGAGTTTGGCAATGTCGCTATTTGGAGCGATTTTATTGACACCGGATGCCAATAATTGCTCGATCAGATTTGCACCGCCATGCAAAGGCGCAGCAATATGGTGGCCGGCAGCAGCTAAAAAGTCCGATGGATTGCCGACTACGTCTTTTGCTTGTTGCAATGGCTCATTATTTGCGCCAGTAACGGTAACGGATGACTGTGGAGTTGCGCCAGTTGGTTGCTTAACAAAAGCATTAAATTGGTTCTCAATGTCTTGATCTAAATTTGTGCTGACATGAGGCAAAAATTCTTTTGCGCGAGCGCCAGCTTCATGCGTAATAAGAGTGCGAGTGAAAGCAGCGTTTGCTTCGGGTACGTTTGGAATTGTTCCGTCTGCGTTTAATTTAACCCCTGCGCTTTCTAATTCTTTTTTAAGGGTTTGTACATACTTACCACCTTGAACGCTTGCGCCAGTTGTCGGATCACCATTGACCCAAGTACCAACTAAGCTCTCAGGAGTGATCTTTTGACCTTTCATTGCACCTTGACCAGCCAAATAAGTTCCTGCTAAAGCCTGAGTGTCAAAAACACCGTCCTCGGGTTTTTTGTAGGATTTATAGATCGGTCTGCCTGATTCATCTTTTCCAAGCAATATCCCGCTTGGATTGTTTGCGTCTGCTGCAACTCTTGGGCTTTTCGCGTCAGCAGGAGCAGTTCCCTTCGCCAAAGGAAGGGGAGTTTTTAGAAAAGAACTAAAAATCGAATCTTCAGAAAGATCTTGATCGGCCATATTATTGTCCTGGTGCTTCTAAGAAACCTTGTTTA